GGCCTCGTGCTGCGGCAGCTCGCCCACGGGTCCGCCCGCGCTCTCGGCGCGATGGCCGAGGCCGCTCGGGTGTCCGAGCGGGACATCCCCGAGGTGCTGACCCGCGGCGCCGACTGGGCCACGCTGCACACCATCGGCGACGCGCTGGGCATCCCGGACCACCGGCTGCTCGGGCGCGCCTTCGTGCAGGTGGCCCGGATGGAGGGCGACGACGACGACGACAAGCCCGGCTATGGCTTCGTGATGTCGAGTGCGACCCCGGACCGGGCCCGCGACATCGTGCAGCAGGACTGGGTGCTGGACGAGTTCACGCGCAACCCGGTCGCCCTCTGGGCGCACCGCTACGACGAGCCCGCCGTTGGCGTCTGGCGCGACGTGGCCGTGCGCGACGGCGCCCTGCGGGGCACGCTGGAGCCCCGGCCCGTCGAGTCGTACCCGCTCTCCATGACCGTGGACGCGCAGCTCCGGGCCGGCACCCTGCGCACCGTCTCGGTCGGGTTCCGCCCCGGCAACGTGCTGTGGCGCGGGTCGGCCGACCTCAAGGGCACCGACCTCTACGATGAGCGCGGCGGCATGGTCTTCATGGCCCCCGTCCTGATGGAGTGCTCGCTCACCCCGATGCCCATGAACCCGGACGCGCTGGCCGACGCGCAGCGCGCCCTCCCCCTCTCGCCGGCGCAGACCATCCGCGCCGCCGTCGCCGAGACGGCGCACCCGCTGGCGCACCTGTTCCCCCGGCCCTCGACGGGCCACACCCCAGGAGGCCGCCATGGCCGCTGACATGACCGACATCCGGTCGCCCGAAGAGCTCGCCGCGTGGGTCAAGTCCCAGGGTGAGCGCGTCACCAAGCTGGAGCGCAGCGTGGCCGAGAAGGAGGTCACCATCGAGCGGATGGCGGCCGACTTCAAGAGCGCGCAGCAGACCATCACCACCCTCTCGGCGCAGAAGTCCGCCGCCCCGGACCTGTCCGGCTCCGACCGCGACCTCGCCGCCTTCATCGTCGATGGCAAGGTGGTCGCCCGCAGCTTCGACAAGGGCGACACCCGCCCCCGCGCCCGGCACCTGCCCGGCCTGCTCGACTCCAAGCCCATCCACCCGTGGCAGGCCGAGTTCCAGAAGGCCGTCGAAGACCACACCCTCGCCATCACCGCGATCCACGGCACCCCGGCGCTCGACAACGCCGACCTGATGGTGCGCGGCTGCCGGCCCACCTACGAGGCCATCCAGGCGGTGTTCCGCCGGGCCCCCGAGGCCATCCGGCGCGCCTTCGACAGCGCGACCGGCACCGGCGGCGACTTCATCCCCACGCCGCTCCTGGCGAGCCCGCTGTGGCAGGTCGAGGAGTTCGACCCCGACGGCCTCCTCGGGCTCTTCGACGAGACCCCGATGACCTCCAGCAGCGTCGAGCTCCCTCTCGGCACGCTGTACCCGAAGCCCTACAAGCTGACCGGGCAGACCGGGGACAACCCGGCCGCCTACAAGACCTCCAGCGTCGGCACGGACAAGCTGACCATCACCGCCAGCGGTCTGGCTGTCATGGTCTTCATGCACGAGGACGCGACCGAGGACAGCATCGTCCCCGCGCTGCCCTTCATCCGCGAGTCGATGGTCCGCTCGATGGCCATCGGCGAGCGGCTGTGCGTGGTCAACGGCGACACCGCGGCCAGCCACCAGGACGCCCTCTCGACCTGGGACCCGGGCGGCATCTTCGGGGACGCCGGGGACAGCACTGACCACTACCTGCGCAGCTGGCTCGGGCTGCGGGCGCTGAGCAAGGACCAGAGCAACAGCGTCGACCGCGGCACCTTCAGCCTCTCCACCTTCGCCACCGACGTGGCGGCGGTGCAGGGCCCCCGCGGCGGCCGGGGCGACCTCGTCCTGCTCACCTCCTTCCAGGCGCACGTCCGCAAGATCGCCAGCATGACCGGCGTGGTGAGCGCGAGCGACTACGGCAGCAACGCCCCGGTGGTCCGCGGCGAGGTCGCCAGCATCTACGGCGTGCCCGTCATCCTGACCGACGCGATGACCTCCGACCTCGCGGCGGCCTCCGGGCTCTACGCGAGCGCGAGCGACACCACGTCGGGCGCCCTGCTCTTCAACCGCCGCCTCTACCGCCGCTTCGTGCGGGTCGGCACGAGCGTGGACATGCAGCGCGACATCCGCGTCGGCGGGTCGTACCTCCGGGCGCGCAACCGCCGCACCTACGTCAATCTGGCCAAGTCCGGCCAGAAGACCGTCCGCTTCCTCTTCAACATGTGATCGGAGGGTCCCGATGTTCATGCTCATCTGTCTGCAGCTCGACCAGGGCACGGCCGGCACCGCCGAGACGGTGTACGCGACCATCCCCACGGGTGGCGCGTCCAAGTGGGTGGTCCGCGGCGCCGAGTTCCAGCCCGACACCAACCGCACCGCCGACAACACCGACTACGCCACCGTGGCCGTCAAGGTCGGCAGCACCACGCTCGGCAGCTTCACCACGCAGATCACCGGCAACGGCAACCTGACCGCCGGCACCCCGGTGGCCTTCACGCTGACCGGCGCCGAGGCCGCCCCGCACACGGCCGGGGACAGCCACATCAACGTGGCGGTCACCAAGGCCGGCTCGGGCCTCGCCGTCACGGGCATCGTCACCCTGCTCGTCGAAGCGGTCCGCGCCTGATGCCCGCCGCCCCCGTCATCGACCGGGCCATGCGCTCGCCGGTGGCGGGGGCTCTGCCGTCTGTGGCCGGCGACCCGTCCGAGGTCTGCCGGCGCATCGCCTCGGGGGCCCTCGACGGGGCGCTCGGGGCGCTGCTCTTTGCCGCGCCGCCGTCCCTCTCGGCGGAGGTGCGGCACGCGCTGGAGGAGCGTCACCGGGCGCTCGTGATGCTCGCCACGGGGGCCCCATGCCGGTGATCTCAGCGGCGACCGTGCGGGCTCAGCTCACCGGTGCCGTCTCGGGCGACGACACCCTCATCGGGACCCTTGTGGACCGGGCCGATGCGGCGCTCGCCGAGTGGATGCGCTTCCCGCTGCCGGACGCCGGCACCCGGACGCTCGGCGCCGCCACCTACACGCTCTACCCGGGCCTCATGGGCATCGACCGGGTCGCTGGCTCAGGCCATCGTGATGCAGGTCGGCCACTGGCTGGCGCACACCCGCACGGCCGGCCGGCTGACGATCGACGACGGCCAGAGCCGGGTGGACCTGACGGCGCTGGACCTGCTCCCCGAGGTCAAGGCGCTGGCGCAGACCCATCGGCTGGTCGCGCCGTGAACGTCCGCCAGCTGGCCGACCGGCTGCAGCTCGCCGCAGGCGGGGCCATGCGGGCGGAGCTGCGGCGCCGTCTGGACACCGTCTCCAAGTTGATGGAGGCGGCCGGCAAGGACAACGCGAAGGCGCGCATGAAGACCCGCAGCGGCCTGCTCCGGCGGTCGATTGCGGGCTTCGTGCGCAGCGAGGGCGCCCCTCGCGGGGGCATCGGGCCGCTCAGGCAGGGCGCGGACATCGAGGTGGGCGTGGCCGCCGGGGGCGTGACGCTGGCGGGCGCCGAGGTGGTCTACGCCGGCATCCAGGAGCGGGGCGGGACCGTGCGGCCGGTGCGCCGGCGGTGGCTCGCCATCCCCACGGACTCGGTGAAGACGAGGGACGGGGTGAGCCAGTACAAGACCCCCCGGGACTTCCCCCGGCCGCTCCGCTTCGTGCAGTTCCGGCCCGACCTTGCGGCGCTGGTTGAGACGCCCCGTCGCAAGGCCAAAAAGGCCCCGCCAGCGCGTCGGCAGCGGGTCGCCCGTGTAGAGAGGCGCCCGCGGCCGAGGGCCCGCCAGAGGGGCAATCTGGGCCCTGTGCGGTGGTGGCTGGTGAAGCAGACCACCATCCGCGCCAAGTGGTACCTCCGGGACGCCTTCGACTCCGAGGCCCGCCGGGTGCCCGCCGCCCTCGCCGACGTGCTAAGCTCGGCGCTGGAGGGCCTGCCGTGACGACGCTCGCCGCCATCCGCGCCGCGGTCGCCACCCGGCTTGCGCTCATCGCCGGGTCGGCGCCCTACACGACATCGGTCGGCAGGCGCATCGCCTACGGCCTCGACGCGGCCCCGCACGCGCAGGCCCCGTGCCTGCGGTACCAGCTGGGCGCAACCCGCGCTGAGAGGGGCGGGCAGCTCGGGGGCTGGCGCCGGACCGTCGAGGTGGTGGTCGAGGCGTTCATCGGCGGCGGTGCGAGCGGCGGGCTGGAGGACGTGGAAGACGCAGCCTCAGCCGTGGTGGCCGACATCCTGACGGCCCTCGCCGGGGGCCCGACCCTGGGCGGCATCGTGTGGGACCTCGACGCGGTCGACGCTGACCCGGCGATGGCCCCCGCCGAAGCGTCCGACGGCATGGCCGTGGTCCGGGTCACGGCCACCTACTCCTGGGAGGAGCGCATCTGATGGCGTGGTACGACGACGCATACGCCCGCCGGGTGCCCATCGTGGTCGACGACCGCGCCGGGTCGGGCTCGCGTGACGTGACGGCGGCGGTGCCGTCGACCCTCGCGGAGTTCTGGGACTCGATCCAAGCCGACGGCGACGACATCCGGGTCACGCTGGACGACGGCGTGACCCCGGTCACCTACCAGTGGTCGGGCTTCAGCTACGCCAACCGCACGGGCTCCGTGCAGGTGGACAACGCGACGGCGCCTCAAGCCGCGATGAACGTGCTGTGGCTGTACTTCGGCAACGCGGCGGCCACGTCGGGGGCCGGGTCGTTCACCGCCTCGTCGGCGCGCACCGGGTACATCACCGCCACGGTGCCCGGCCCGTCCGTCCCCATCCTGCAGGGCCTCGCGGCCGGCCAGCGGCCCCCGTCGGTGTGGGTCGGGGCCACCGGTGAGAGCCGGCGCATCTGGTGGGACCTCACCGGCATCCTCTCGCCGCTTCGAGCGCCCTCCGAGGGCCAGACCTCCGGGCAGGAGGTGCAGGCCGTCATCGCCGACGCGCAGGACGGCGGCGCTGGCGCCTCGTCGCTGTGGGTCGCCGGCTCCGAGCGGGTCATCGTGACCCCGGACGGGCGCACCCTCGCGGGCTACATCACGACGGGCGGCGCCGACGGCGGCCGCTACGCCGACCGCCTCAAGGTCTGGACCTCTGACGGCGAGCTGTACATCCTGACTGCCCAGCGCAACACCTTCACCGTGCAGGAGCCCTGATGGCCCCCATCCCACATCTCCGCGGCGCCGGGTCGCTCCTGAACGCCGCCATCGAGTCCACCTTCGGCACGTCGCAGGCCGCGGCGTCCTACTCCCTCCGGGTGGAGTCCATCGAGGTCTCGACGGGCGCCAACCGCTCCCAGATCCGGGCGCTCGGGCAGGGGTCGAAGGGCTTCGCCGGCCCCACCTTCGTCGAGTCGCAGACGGCGTCCTTCACGGCCCGCATCGTCGCCCACTACACCGTGGACGGGCTGGCGACGCTCCTGCGGTGGATCCTCTGGGGCACCTGGGGCACCACCGGCTCGGGGCCGTACACGCACGCGCTGACCACGGGCTCCAGCCGCATCGGCGCGACCATGCGGTTCAACACCGGCACCGTGGTCGGGTCGGCCAACGACGAGGCCGTGACCTTGGTGGGCGCCACGGTCTTCACCGCGTCCATCCGCGTCTCGGCGCCGGGGCTGATGACCGTCGAGGTGTCGGGCGAGGCGCTGAGCTTCAGCCGGTCGAGCACGGCCCATTCCCTCGCGGCGGCCGCCACCACGGAGACCCCGGTCATCCACCACCACGCCGGAACGCTGGCGTGGAACAGCATCACCGCGCGCCTGAACAGTTTCACGCTCAACATCAACAACGCCCTGTCGGCGGTGTACCGGCTGGGCGACCTCGGGCCCGGTGACTTCGCCCCCTCGGGCAGCCGCTCCATCCGGCTGGAGACCGAGTTGTACGCGGCCGGCGAGGCGTGGGCGACCACGCAGGTGACCGGCACCGTCAGCGACGCCGTGATCTCCTTCACCGACGGGACCTCGACGCTGGAGTTCACCGTGGAGGGCGCCCAGATCGCGGACATCGTGCCCGACCGCATCACCGGCCCTGGGGCGGTGGTGACCCCGGTGATCTGGACGGCGACGGAGACCGACGCCCTGAGCGTCGAACTGGTCAACGCCAACAGCACCGCGGAGGCCGCGTGAGCGTCGCCGCGTTCCTGCAGGCCGCCGAGGCTGCGCAGACGCACGAGGTCGCTCTCGACAGCGTGCCGGGCTGCAGCGTGCGGGTCCGCGAACTCTCGCCGATGGACGCTCTGCAGGTCGAGGGCCTGCTTGCGTCCATCGCGGCGCGGGCGGTTCCCGCTCTCGGCGGCCCGGCGGGCCCGCTGACCCCCGACGAGGTGCGGCACCTGCACCGGGCGGCCGTGCTCGGCATCACCGCCATCCGCACCCCGGAGACGCCGGAGGGCGAGTGGGAGCCCGTCCGCTTCGTGATGGACCCCGCCGACGGGTGCATCCCCGTGGCCGTGCTCATGGCTGGGGACCTCGGCAGGGTCTACGCAGCGGCCATCGGCGCCGGGAGGCGGGCCGCCGACACGGCCCGCGCCTTTCGCCACGGGGCCGCTGGGCGACTGGTCGCCGGAGTTCCTGATGCTCTCGGCGATGGCGAGGCAAGCGAAGACCGCGCCGTCGGGCCTGCCGTGGCTGCGGGCTGACGGGGTGGAGGGCGCGTGGCGGCTGTTCTGCCTCGACCACATGCACCGCGTCGTGATGGAGGGGCAGGCCGCTGACTTCGTGCGGTCCGCCAAGGGCGGGGTTACCGTCACCATGCCAGCCCCCGGGACCTGACCATGGCCGCCGTCGAGTACGTCCTCCGCATGACCGGGCTCCCGCAGGCCGAGCAGGGCCTCGACGCCGTGGCCGGTGCGGCGCGCGGCGGGGCTGCCGCTCTCGACGCTCTCGGCCAGTCGGCCACCCCGGCGGGCAACGCCATCTCGGGGTCGATGACGGAGGCGCAGAGGGCCACGGCGCAGGCTGAGGCGGCGCTGGAGCGGCTGCTCTACGCGCAGGCGTCGGGCTCCCAGCGGGCCGTCATGGACCTGCAGAAGCAGGTCGGCAGCCTCGACGCGCTCGCCAAGGCCGGGGCGGACGCCGCCACGGTGGAGCGGGCGCGGGCCCTTGCGGCACAGCAGGGGGCCACCCGCATCGCCAACGCGCTCGACGCTGAGCGCGGCAAGGCGGGTCAGCTGGCCTTGGACCTCGACGGCCTCGACGGGGCCTCGCGGCGCTCATCGCAGGGCCTGTCCTCCATCGCCATGCAGATGCCCGACGTGATCGCGGGGCTGGCTTCGGGGCAGTCGGCGGTGACCGTCTTCCTGCAGCAAGGGCTGCAGGTCTTCCAGTCGAACCTCAGCAGCCTCCTGCCGCTGCTCGCGTCGGTTGGCCCCGCGCTGGCCGTCGTCGGCACGGCCGCGGCCGCTCTCGGCGGGGTCTACCTGTACCTTGCGGACTCGGTGGAAGAGGCCGAGGAGGCCATGGCCCGGTCGGCGGCCGCGGCCACGGCGATGCAGGACGCGCACGGCCAGCTGGGCGACGTGATGCTGTCGCTCTCCGACGAGGTGGGCCTGCTCACGGGCGCCATCGACCGCGAGGCCATCGCGCAGCGACGGCGGGACCAGACCATCCGCGAGGGCTTCGGGGTGGTCGAGCAACAGCTGCGACTCAAGGAACAGTCGCTGGCGCTGGAGCTTGCTGGCGTCGAGGCCGCGCTGAGGTCTGGCGACGTCACGAAGGCCAACGTGCTCGCGCAGCAGCGGCTCACGGAG